ATACCATTAGGTTTTTAATTCAAGATAGTTAACATAAAGTTAAATTTGCTATATATAAATAGTCGTCTAATTTTATGTCATGGCTGAAGAAATAAAAAAGGAAGAACCTAAAAAAATAGGTCCACTCGGTAAACTAAAAGAATTTGCAGAAGACAAAGAGGAGCAGATGGAAATCTTCTCCACTTTTGTGCGCTTAGGTATTTTGATTTGGAGTGGAGGAATTTTAACTTTGAATTATGTTTCAATTCCAAACTTCCCACAAAAGAATATAGATCCAACTTTCATAGCTTCGGTCTTCACAGGGGTCCTAGCTAGCTTCGGAATCCAGACAGCAAAGAATAAGAATGCTAATGGTGGTGGTGCAAAAGCACCTGCTCCAATATCTAAGGCAGATATGGAAAAACTAATTGAGAAGGCAGCAAATACTGCACCTGCTCAGACAATCAGGATTGAACAAGCACCAATGGTACTTGCTCCTACTCCTAACAAAAAAGCATAATGGAAAAAAAGGAAGTGAAATGGTCTAGGTTATTTGCACTTGGATTGGGTGGAGTCGTTGGACTTTCACATCTTGGTATGATTGGAACTCTTATGAATCGTGAGAGTAAATTACCAAGTATCAATGTACCAGTAGGACCTTATACAGCATACGAAGCAGAAGTCGGAAAAGAGGGATATAAAATTAAATATCGTGCAAACGATCCTTTGGTGATGCGTGTGGAACGGGATAGTAACACGAAGGGTGGTTTTCTTGGATTGGCTAATAACAAAGTTAAAACTATTGAACAGTACACGATGGACGGTTCAGTTCACACAAGACCCACTAATTCATCAACAACAATCGCAAACGGAAAATCTGAAGCTTGCATCAAAGCAATCGGAGGTGCAGAAGGAACAGGAAGACTCGTGGGTTCCAGTATTGGTGCTAGTGCTGCTCCTACTCTGTCTAATATACCCTTTATTGGCTGGGTTGCTGCTGGTTGGGTAACTATGTTCTCAGGTAATCAAGGTGCAGAGATTGGTGGTCAAATGGCAGAGGATCTTAACAAAGATTGTTAGTGTGTAAACCGACATAATATTGCGTAATTATACTCAAGTGTTATAATAAATATTATTGTACTGGAGTTGAAAGATCATGTCCCATTACATGCTAGGTTGGCACGACCAATTAAATAGACATTACGAAATCGGTGAATATGCAGACGATGCATTTCAAGCTGTAAAATATGCAAGGGAGGATGTTCCGTATCTACACGAGCATCCTTTTTCTTTGGAATATATTAAAAAACAGGATGCATAGATTCAAAGAAATACTTCCACCTCATGTTAAGGAAGTTAAGTCTTATCCACAGTTGATATCACTCGGAATCATGTTATTAGGTATACTTATCATTGATATAATAGGATATTATCATGGTAACATGACATTACTGGAAGTGATAAAAAATTTGTGATTAAATAAGAGTAACTACAAAATTTTTATGCTATCAACACAATACCGTTTACGGTTAGAAGCAATCTGTAAAGATATTGCTTCAGGAACAGAAGTGAGTATGAATGATATGATATGGGCGCAAAAACTATCAAAAGCAAATACTACAGCAAGAGGTATGCTAAACAAGGCTCGTCGGATGAGTACAAATCCAGACGAGTCTTTTCTTAATCACTTGAATATTGGAGACCCCGATTCAAGTAATCACCGTAGGGGTTTCGGATGTCCAGAAGATGTGGTAGACTGGTTTCATCAAGAAAGGTCAGATGACTGGAGACAACGTGACTAATGAAAGTTGACACACAAGGAATGTCCTTTGGATCTGGAAAGAGTGGTAAAAGTATTCAAGAACAACGTGATGCTATACCACCTTTGAAGGTGAATAAAATGAATCTTATATCTGATGCATTGAAGGCAGAACTAAAAGATCTTATTAATGAAGTATTAGATGAACGGTTATAATTGGCATGAACTAAGAGACATACCTCCCGCTCATGGTAGTGGTAAGGAACCCATGTATGCAAGCATGGGTAAGTCAACTAAACCAGATCCTAATCGTAAGATTACATATCCTCATATGCTTGCTTGCTTTTGTCTTGACTCACATAACACCAGTTACTTTTACAAGAGAGAAGATCGCACATATTATTGGTTACATTGTCGTAAGAATAAAGATGATGTTGAGGTAGATGCAGACCAAATACAATTAGATATGTTTGGAGACCCATACTTATCTAAGGATTTTATTATGAAAGCAATCTTGTAAGTATAAATACTTATAGAGAAAAAGAGGCATTATGAAAGACTTACCAATCAAATCAACCTGCGTTATCTTTGGGATAATCTGTATATCAGTTTTTACTTCTATTAATTATGCATGGGTATGAAAAAATTTAATACAATGGTCTTAGATGTAACTATCTACATCTTAGATTTTCTTTATAGGGGTAGAGACTTTCAAAGATTCTGGGTATTAGAAGTTATTGCAAGAGCACCCTACTTCTCATTTATTAGTGTGTTACATTTTCGTGAATCTTTAGGACTTCGTGGTGAGGATCACATATACTTAATGAAAGAACACTTTTATCAGGCACTCAATGAAACGGAACACTTGGAAGAAATGGAGCTTAGAGAAGGTAACAAGTATTGGGTTGACCGCTTCTTTGCCAAACATCTTGTTTTACTTTATTATTGGATTATGGTTGGGTACTATCTTATCAATCCTGTTAACGCTTACGACATCAACATGAAGATTGAGAAGCATGCATATGAAACTTATGTAAAGTATAGTGCATGGCATCCAGAAGATACAAAGATTGCAGAGATTGCACAGGACGAATTAGATCATTCTAGAGAACTAAGAAAAGCTATGCTAATGATTGCATAATGGAAGTAGTTCATAGTGTAAACATTATGATTTTATTGCTATTGATTTCTGTGTCAATTGTGATATACTACATATTGAGATACGATCATTACTTTCCAAATGAATAAGTTAGCAATACTTCCTTTATTCTTTTTAACTATGTGTGGTACAGCACCAATAACAGATGATGCTGCACACGCATTTGAATTAGAAGTAGAAGAAACTCATTGGGATCATGTATATAGAGCAATTGAATATATCAAAGCAGGTGAGAGAGAGAAAAAGATGACTGATCCTACTGATGCTATAAATAGTGCACTTGCAGAATTTAACTATGGGAGCAATGGTACCCCCAAGTCGGAAGAGTTGTTACAACTTCCGAGTAACGGAGATCAATAAGGTAGTCGATGGAGACACTATTGATGTAACAATCGATTTAGGATTTGATCTGTATAAAAAAGAAAGAGTTCGTATAGCTGGAATCGATACACCTGAGAAACGTACCCGTGACTTGGAAGAGAAAGCATTAGGACTTGATGCCACCGAGTGGATGAAAACAAATTTAGAAGGAGCAATTGATGGAGATGATGAACTTACTATACGAACTGAACTTAAAGGCGGGGTTGGTAAGTATGGCCGTTTGCTTGGTTGGTTATACGTTGGTGATGAAGAAATATCACTCAATGAGCAAATGATCACCGAAGGATACGCATGGGAGTATGATGGTGGAACGAAGCAAAAGAACTTTGAGGAACTCAGAGAAATACGTAGATCATTAGGTACATTAGACGAGAGTTAAAATGAAAGAATTTATCGGAACGCAGATCAGTCGATTTTTCAATTCAGGAAAATGGGCATTAAAATTAATTTTTCTTGTCGTGCTTGTTGAACTAGGTATTGTTGTAGGTGCTATTGCTACTCAAGAACTTGATCAAAACGATAGTAACAACATTAAACATATATTATCTTTAGTTGCTACAAAGTCATTCGCATTATATGCTGCTGAGAAAGGAAACCCACAACCAAAAGAGGAATGAAGAACATCTTTAATATTATGTCAGCAGCATCTTTTGCAGGTGTTGTATTTCTCATTGGTATGACTGTCTATGCGAATGCAACTAGACAAGCACGTATTGATGAGAACAGAGAGTATATCAAAAGTGTCATAGAAAAACAAGTTTATCAATCAATACAACTAACTATGCCACCAGTGACAGGTAAAGTAAATGTCGGAAATAAAACAAATTAATGTTCCAAATATTGTAATACCAAAGTTTGGTACAAATGAGGTATGGTTAAATGGTGTGCCTTTTGTTCCTAGTAATGATCCACCTGTAACATTACAACTTGGTTTTCCGATTGTGGAAATACCTGGTTGTGTCAAGATGCACAAGGACAATCAGGATAAGGTTACACGATTACCTTTTGATAAAGATCTTGTAAATCAAGATGAGAAGGGATCTACAACCTTATGTCCTCACGGTGAATATCCAACATATGATGCGATGGACTATACACCAGAGCAATTAATAATTCAAAGAGAAACTCCACCACCTACTGTTACACCACCACCAGAAATTGAACCACCAGAACTTCCTGACACAGGTGATATTGGTGGTGAAGAAGAAGTTGCTTGTCCTGGTCCTGGTCAATTAAGAGTTGGTGATATTACACAATCAGGTGATGAAAGAGTAATTGGTCACGAACTGAGTGTAGATGGCAAAA